CCCCCCTCTAGTTCATAGAGGACCGGTTAATCAGAGAAGTTCTTCACAGAACCAATCTTGACAAGCCGGTGCACCTGGAGGCGTACGCCTGAATCTACATATTTGGTTAGTAGAGACAGGTTCTGCTGATGGCTCTGCCATCTGCGTACGGTTCCAATTTGAGTTATGCCAGTGAAGATACGAGCCCTGAGGGTCCAACCGTTCTTTGGTCGAGATGCGTTGAAGCGCACCTTTCCCAAATTGCGGAGGAGTCACGAGTTTTGTATCTAAACTATAGTCATAACCACCCCAAAGATCCTGCGGTACCATGTCCCGAAGCCTACACCAAGATTGGTAAAGGCCAGGGATCAGGAACCGGCGGAACGAATCAGCGAACGCCCATCGGCGTAACTGATTCGCAACTCGTATAATATCGGTAAGATATTGCACGCTCCGCTTAAGGTAGAACGGGGTTATATCCTCGCCGTTATGGTAGTGGCCTCCACAGGACTCCCGAAAGGGGCCTGAGGAGAAGCTTTTATCTGTGTTTACAACGAAACCAAATCGTTGTAACACGGACTCTGCTAAATCAGCATTCTCTTTAGGAATGATGATGTCATCACCATAAACGGAGACGATACCTGGAGTATGCATAAAGTATGAGACGGCGCGCATAAGAGCGAAAAAGATTAAACTTTCTAGCTCGAATGTGAAACCGTTACCCATACTCGAAAACATCTCCATACGGTGGTACTCTCCATCTATTTTCACTTCGTGGGATCTAATATCGTTAAGATAGTCGAACCACTCGGTTGGAAGTAGAGCTTTAACACAATTGATTGATATACGATCGGAAGCGGAGGAGAGGTCAAGAGTGGCCAATCCCCCGATACGATCGAAACTACCGTTATAGGCGTGTTGCCTATTGACAGTTTGATCATTCAGATTGATGTTAAAGCGCCGGAGACGGCGCCGAATATGACTGCCGGCTCCTTTCTGGAGGAACATATTGATATCTGGCTCTTTACAAGCACAGCGATCAATATCCGTTTTCTTTGGAACGGTGAACAGTTCACTCCCACGCACTTCCACTAAGGATGTGAATGAAGAAGTGTACTGTCGGAGAATGGGTGCCTCTCGATAAAGAATGTCGAGAAACTTCCAAACTCCCTCGGTTAAGTCAGCCTTACCGGAGAACTTTTGAGCCGGATGGCTCTCAGTTCTACGGCGACTCGTAGAAGCTCCGCCCGAAAAGGACCCTAGAACTACTTCATCACGAAGTGGTCCAAGGATATCCCTAATTAGGCGCCGCGTAAACGAGAGGAACTGCTTCCAAGTAACCCGAGGTAATATATTATACTCCGGATCAACTTGGTCAAGCCACAGATTCGTGGCTCGATTTGCCTCCTCACATTCCAGGAACTTCCTTATGGCGTTTTGCCGTCGGATGTCGCCTGGGACGAGGGTTTCGTCGCAGTATTTGCTAAGAAACTCCCGTTGGAGGTAGGTAAACGCAGTGTTCTCTCCTCCGTCAATGGAACTGATAGTTTCAATGACGGTCGTTGAGACTGATTGGTCGACTCTTGTGTTTCTATTCTTGAAACGGTTTGAGGGACCTCCCGTATCGCTACGGGTTTGCTTCCTTGTGCGTATCCGCATTCGTAATCTCCTACTTCAGGATGATTGAAGCTAAGTAATAGCAAAGTGATCGCTATTACAATCAGTAGAGCCGCTGCGCTAACCGCGTAGAGACGCTTACTGACTTCCCGCTCATAGAGCGCTGGATGTTCCATTGGAGTTCTCCTAAGTGGAGATATACTCCACGGAATTCAGTTTGTTACCAAACTGGAGTGAGACTGATGAGCATGTCATTGATCTGGGCTTGCGCCGCAGGCAATGCCGATGCCATCATCCCAATCGCATCTTTGCGTTCTTGATCGGACGAAAGCGAATCGAAGGTCGCATTCAGTTCTACATATCCAGTACGGACGACGACGGGGCTAGCAACCCCGTTAATCGTCTGAGTCTGGACAATCGGAACTGTCAGCTTCAACGAAGCGCGATACTTTCCACCCTTATCCTGGTAGATACGGCCACTGAACCGCGGATTACCCGCGGGAACAGAACCTTTTTCTGACCAGAGAGCGACGCCGTTAACGTCGTCGCCGTCAGGGGTGAAAGTGTGAGCTACTGGAGTAGCAGCTCGGTCCGTGAGGACCAAGTTAGACCGTGCGGCCATTAGACTATCCTTTCTTTTAGGATGGTTGAACCGGTATCCCGGCGTAAGGTTATAATCTCAGGTTTCTGAGTGACATGATCGTCAAGGCTAACGCCTTAAGCGATCGATCACCAGAAAAAGGAGTAGGGTTAGCCCAGACTCCAGGCAAAGGCCAAGAACGCAAAACTTCGCGTCTATAGCCTTCGTACCTGTAGCTGCCGGTGGCATAAGAATTCTGTGTTGCCACAGAATCCAAATTATACCGGTGCGATTCAAAACTACCATTTAAGTTAGTTTTGATGCTGACTGACCCATTTACGAAAATCAATCCAGCTGGTGCAGTAAGTGCTTGAATGACCGGCCCGATAGGGACGAACCAATCAATCACAAAAGACCAGGGGACCAACTCCCATGTAAGGGAGAGGGGATTGAGTAGACCAAGTTGGTTCAGTGCTCTGAGCCCTTGCGTATTCGGGTCGATACGACCCCATATTTTGCAACGGCAAACAGAGTTATCCATTGTCGGACCGAAGTCCGTCTGTGT